CCGATAACCTGACCGGCACGTTGACGCTGCCCAACGTCAACGATGTGCGCAACGGCGTCGATTACGGTGCTGATGGGATCGAGTTCGATGGCGACCTGGTATTGCCCGTCATCGGAGACGTTCGCCTCGGCACCGGCTACGGGGCAGATGGAACCGAGTTCACTGGCACGCTTGATCCGGGCGCGGGCGGCGTATCGACTGTCTACACGCCGCGGAGGCAGAAATAGATGGCCGCTCCCGTTGCAATCGCCAACAGCGCGCTGGTGCTGATCGGTCAGGATCCGATCATTTCGCTCGATGACGGCAGCAAGCGCGCGATCGCGTGCAAGACGCAATACGACATCGTGCGACAGTCGGAACTGCGCGCACATCGGTGGGGTTTTGCGATGAAGCGTGCGGAGTTAGCCGCGTTGGCAACCGTGCCGATCTCGCAGTTCGACTTTGCCTACGCTATGCCCGTCGACCTGCTGCGGCTGGATTTCGTCGGCGATACTTTCGTGGGTCTGTCGCTGACTGATTACCGTACCTCGGACGAGTCGGAATTCGCGATCGAGGGCCGGGAAATCCTGACCAACAAGCCGGCGCCGCTGAACATTCGCTATGTTTACGACGTGATCGACGGCTCGCAATTCGACGCGCTGTTCACCGATGCGCTCGCCAACCGTCTTGCGCTGTCGGTCACTGAAACCCTACGTGCCTCGGTGCCGAAACTGTTGCCGGAAATGTATGCGCAGATCATCAGCCGCGCCTATCAGGTGAACGCGATCGAGCGCCCACCGGTTCCGTTAGCCGACGACTCTTGGATCATGTCGAGGCTATGACGTGCGTGGCGACCCTCAGTATCTCTCGTTTAATGGTGGCGAGCTCTCGCCGTTGTTGCGCGGTAGAACAGACCTGTCCAAATACTTGTCGGGGGGCGAGTTCGTCTACAACTTCCTGCCGACTCCGCAGGGTCCGCTGCGGCGCCGCCTCGGGACGCAGTTCATCGGCGAACTCAAGGCTGGCAACTCGATTGCTGTCCTGATTCCGTTTGAGGCCAATACCGGGGCCAGTTTCGTCCTCGAGGTCGGCAACGGCTACACCCGTTTTTGGTCCGGGCTGACCCGCGGTCCGATCTTCGATGTTGCTGGGAGTTGGTCGCTCTCCGGTTCTACTCCGGCTGAACTAGCTACGCCATGGACCGGCAGCGAGTTGTTCAATGCTGACAGCACGATCGCGCTGCAGTGGGTGCAAAGCAACGATGTGATGTGGGTTGTTCATCCGCGCTTCCCGCCGGTGAAAATCATGCGAGACGGGATCGGCGGCCCTTATCACTTCGCTTGGGCCTATTGGGGTGATGGAGTCAATGTCCCGACTCCGTTTGACGACATTGATCCGACCACCGCGATCACAGTGTCAGCGAGTGCCGATAGTGGTCTCGGGATCACGCTGACCGCATCGGCTGCACTGTTCGCAACGACCGACATCAATCGCTATTTCTACATCGAGCAGCCGGCGGCCGATTCGATCCTGCCATGGGAAGTCAATAAGGTGGTCACAACCCCGACCGGGCGGCGCTCAGACGGGCGTAATTACGACCTAGTCGCCAATGCGACGACGGGCACGCAGCGTCCGGTGCACTCGTCCGGGGCGAAATTCGACGGTGGCGCGCAATGGACTTGGCACGACGATGGCTATGGGATAGTGGCAATCAGAACGTTCATCAGCACTACATCGGTTACAGCCGACGTCGTCAAAGCGATCCCGCGAACGGCTGTCGGCGCTGGCAATACAACCCGCTGGGCGCGTGCTGCGTGGAACGAGATCGCTGGCTTTCCATCATCGATTGCTTTCTTTCGTGAGCGGCTTTGCTTTGCGCGCGCGCAGACGGTCTGGTGCAGTGTCGCCGGTGATTTTGAGAACTTTCAATCGGTCGACGGTGGCGAGATTACTCCTGATCTGGCGCTAACGTTCACTATCGCCGCCGAGAAGAACGACCGTATTTTGTGGCTGTCGGCGCAGAACGCGCTGATTGCCGGTACGGCGAGCGGCGAGTATGCGATCAGCGAGATGTCGCTGTCAGACCCGTTCGGTCCTGGCAATGTCAAGGCGCCGCGCACGTCGGGCTATGGCGCACGCGCTGCCATCCCGCTCAAGGTTTCAGACGGGCTGCTGTATATCCAGCGCGGCGGGCTCAAGGTGCGCGAGGTCTATTACGACTTTCAGACTGATGGCTATCCGTCCGCTGACCGGACATTGCTGGCGGACCACATCGCGCCCGCGCTCGGTTTCGCGAAGTGGGCCTACTCGCGCGGACCGGATAACGCGGTATGGATCGTGTCGGCAACCGGCGAACTGTTCACGATGACCTACGACGCCAGCTACGTTGGCTCGGCGCGTGAACAAGCCGTCTATGCCTGGGCGCGACATCGCCTTGGCGGCTTCGGGCAGCACAGTAACGGCGGGCCGATTATCCAAGGCATCACGGCGATCACTTCGCCCAATCAGACCGACGACGATGTGTGGTTGCTGGTCCGGCGTTTCAGTGGGTCGGAAGTGAAGTCCTACATTGAGATCATTGGCCCGTCCGTCGATATTCAAGGCACCGGCGCCTATTACGGGCACGACATTCCAGATGTTACGAACTCCAACTATCTCGACTGCTCGGTTATGACCACAGTCGCGCCCGGTGCGACGTTCATCCCCGCGGCGCATATCCCGGTTGGGCAGGGCGCGCGTGCGCTGGTCGAGGGCTACGTCATTCCATCCGGCGCGATGACGGCGAGCGGGTTGCCGGTCGAGCCGGAGAACATCAGCAGGCGTGCGCGCATCGGTTTCGACTTTCAGTCTGACTTTAAGCCGATGCCGTTGGTTGGGCAAAGCGGGTTTGGCTCGCCCATGGGAAAACTAGCCAACGTGCATGAGTGGGTGGTGCGCCTCTACAAATCGGTTAGTTTTGGTTACGGGCCGGACGAGGCCGATGAAACGTTCCTGCACGAAGAATTCCGCACGCAGGACATGGACATGGACGAAGCGGTTCCGCTGTTCACCGGCGACAAGCGGGTTCAGCCGCAGGGCGGCCATCGGGACGTGCCATTGTTCTACATCCGGCAGGATCAACCCTTGCCGTTGACGGTCATTGCGATCTATCCAAAACTGACGGTAGAAGATCGATGACCCGCGAACGGTTCTTCCGGAGCAAAGCCGAAACCGATGTCCGCCTCGGGAAGAAACTCAATCGGTTGCTCGATGATGTATCGACCGCTGGTGGCGGCGGCGGCGGCACGGTGACGAGTGTCGCGCTGACCGAGCCCAGTTGGCGCACGGTGACGGGTTCTCCGATAACCACTGCCGGCACACTGGGCGTCATTGACAACAACCAGAGTGCCAACAAGCTATTTGCCGGGCCGTCCAGTGGCGGCGCGGCGGCACCAGCATTCCGTGGGCCGCTCGTGTCTGCTGATCTTGCCGCCGGTGCGGTTGCGGACTACATCCTCAGCACTGATGCAACCGCAAATTTGTGGGCGGTCAATGGCGGTCAAGGGCCGGTGCAGAGGTTCATCGGGAAACAATATACTCCACGGTTGCTTCGTGCCCACGGGGGTGGGCAGGCGGGTGTAGAGCAGTGGGTCTGCGTTTCCAATAGTACGGGCCACGCACAGGCGCCTGCTAATAGCAATACTGCATTCGGACAGATGATGCGTTGGCGTAGTACGACTGCAACGAGCGCGGCGTCACAGAATCGATGGCATATGTCCGATCCGTCGTTTACTGCACTGCTGTGTATCTGGCGTGGCAATGCGGCGGGTCTTGGCGGGTTCTATGTTTCATTCGGCTGGGGTCCGGTGAGCGGAGCCTCAGACACAAAGAGGTTTTGCGGTCTGAACAATCCGGCTGATCCGACTATCGGGAGCGGATCTCAGGTTTCTTCGCTCACGAATATCGTGTGCTTCGGATACGACTCAACCGATAGCAACGTCCAATTCATGCATAACGATTCTACGGGTACAGCAACGAAGGCTAATCTTGGAACGTCATTCCCGGCTCGCACGACCGAGGACGATTGGTATCTCGGCGAAATATGGGAAGGTCCAAACGAGGGAACTATTCACTATCGTCTCAGAAATATAATCACTGGCGCTGACAGCGGCGAGCAAACTGCGACCAGCAATCTGCCCAGCAATTCGACGTGGTACGCGGCAATGCAGATCACTGCGAACACAACGGCGGGCACAGCAGTAGTAGTGGACGAATCCCATATCTATGTTGAGACGCCCTACTGACCATGCGCTACTACTATACCTATCGCAGCGCGATCACGGGCCGGTTCGTATCGGAGCGATTCGCGGCCCGGCATCCGCGCATAACTATTCGCGAGCGGAGAAAGTGTTGACTGACATCGAATGGCGAATGCTAGTGGATCGCAAGCTCGAGGAGCTCGAAGTGGGACAGCTCGGACTGCGCAATCTGATTGCCGATAACACCACTGTGACGAATTCCATCAAGCACGACACGTCGGATCTGATCGAGGCGTTCCGGGCAATTCGCTGGATCGGCGCGGCTGGGAAGTGGCTGGCTGGTCTTGCGGCCGCGGCACTGACTGCATGGCTTGCCTGGAAGCAACTGAAATGATGCTCGCCTGGGGCCGCAAGGTATCGCCCGCCTTCGCGCAGAAGGTGCTCGACATTGCGCAGGCGCTCGGTTGCGATCCGTCGTGGCTCATGGCGTGCATGCGCTTCGAGTCGAACTTCCACCCGCAGGCACGCAATTCAACGAGCGGTGCGACCGGGTTGATCCAGTTCATGCCGTCGACTGCGCGGGATCTTGGCACGACGGTCGAGGATCTGGCGGCGATGGACGAGTTCGAACAACTCGCCTATGTGCATGCGTACTTCAAGCCGTTCGCTGGCAGGATCAAGTCGCTGTC